GTTTGGTACAGGGATTATGAAAGGTCCATTTGCCAAAGATAAAGAATATCCTAATTGGGATAATGAAGGCAATTATGACCCACTATTTAAAACTGTACCACAAGTAGAACACGTATCCGTTTGGAACTTCTATCCAGACCCAGACGCAAACAATATGGATGAAGCACAGTTTGTAGTAGAGCGTCATAAGATGTCTCGTTCACAAATGCGTCAATTAAAGAAACGCCCATACTTTCGTGGTCAGGTTATTGACGAGTGTATCCAGATGGGTGAGAACTACGTCAAGAAGTATTGGGAAGATGACCTAACTGACTATGCACCAGAGCATGGCATTGACCGCTTTGAAGTTCTTGAGTATTGGGGTATGGTTGACACCGATATGCTGGAAGAGCAGGGTGTTGACATTCCATCTGAACTAAAAGACTTTGATGAGTTACAAGCAAACGTGTGGATTTGTAACAACAAGCTAATCCGCATGGTGCTTAATCCATTTAAACCAGCACGTATTCCTTATCATGCAGCACCGTATGAATTAAATCCCTATTCATTCTTTGGTGTTGGTATTGCTGAAAACATGGATGATACCCAAACACTTATGAATGGCTTTATGCGTATGGCTGTTGATAATGCTGTACTGTCTGGCAACATGATTGTTGAGGTAGACGAAACAAACCTAGTGCCGGGTCAGGACTTGTCACTGTATCCGGGCAAAGTATTCCGCAGACAAGGTGGCGCACCGGGTCAGGCAATTTTTGGCACTAAGTTTCCAAACGTGTCATCTGAAAACATGATGCTGTTTGATAAAGCACGTGTACTTGCAGATGAGTCTACTGGTATGCCTAGCTTTGCACATGGTCAAACTGGTGTGTCTGGTGTGGGCAGAACTGCTTCTGGCATTTCAATGCTTATGAATGCAGCAAGTGGAAACATTAAGACTGTAATCAAGAACGTGGATGATTATCTCTTACGTCCTCTTGGTGAAGGCTTTTTCCGCTTTAATATGCAGTTTGACTTTGACCCAGCTATTAAGGGTGACTTGGAAGTTAAAGCACGTGGCACAGAAAGTCTAATGGCTAACGAAGTGCGTAGCCAAAGACTGATGCAGTTCTTGCAGATTGCAAGTAATCCTGCCCTTGCTCCATTTGCTAAGTTCCAGTATGTCATTAGCGAGATTGCAAAGTCAATGGACCTTGACCCCGACAAAGTTACCAACAACATGAGTGAAGCAGCACTTCAGGCAGAACTGATGAAACAGTTCCAAGCACCTGCTCAACCTGAAGGTGGAATGACACCACCACCGGGTGCAGATGCAATGGACTCTACAGGTGCTGGTGGTGGAACAATAGGAACAGGACAAGTGCCAGTTCCGGGTGAACAAGGATTTAGTAGTAATGGTGGACAGACAGCAGGTACTCAGCAAACTCAAGCCAATGGTGGGCAACAACCGCCAATGGGAAGCGTTTAGTAGCTATCTTGATTTAGCTATTGCACAGCATCAAAAAGTGTTAGAACAATCTGATGATACAATTATGATGCACCGTCAACAAGGGGCTATCACAGCTTTACGTAAACTTAAATACTTACGGGATGAAGTAAATGGCAATGGATAAACAAATGGAACTCTTTGAAGACGGTGGCCTTATGGATGAGGGTGGCATGGTTGACGAAGTGTCAGGCAATGAAGTACCACCGGGTTCTACACGTGAAGAAGTTCGTGATGACATTCCTGCTCAATTGAGCGAGGGTGAATTTGTTTTTCCTGCTGACGTAGTGCGGTACTTTGGTCTTGAGACACTTATGAAGATGCGTCAAGAAGCCAAAGCTGGTTTAAAAATGATGGAAGATATGGGTCAGATGGGTAACTCTGATGAAGCCACTATTTCAGATGATATGCCTTTTGATATAAATGACCTTGACATGGAAGACGATGGTGTGGTAGAATATGCACAGGGTGGTGTAGTTCAAGCTGCTCAAGGTATGTATGTTCCACCTCAGATTGGTACAACTAATATACCGCAACCACAGTATGGTATTGCTGGATATCAACCTTCTCAATTTGCATCATATAGTCAGCAGCCTTTACAGCCTTCTCAACCATTTCAGTCTGTTGCACCTGTGGGAAGTTACACACCACCTATACAACAGTATACTCCAACACTAGGTGGTCAAACGCCAACAACATTTACAGGTTTTACAGGAATGGCTGCTCCCGGTACAGGCGGCTACGATGAAATGAAAACCTATGTAAATGATGCTGGCATGGAAATGCAAATACCTTTTAAGGACGGTAATCCAATCTATCCTATTCCAGAGGGCTATAAACTAAAAGGTGAAGCTGTACAAACTGCACAAACACAAACTACAACAGGTACAGGTGTAGACACAACTAGTATTATTGATAATAGCGGGGATGACACTAGCGGTGATGGTCCACAATATTCTACTACAGATGTAACAGGTTTTGGTTACGACAGAAGTAAGATTGAACATGAAGGAATTAAAAACATTTTGAATGAGGTTGCTAAAAGTCAAGCTATAGATTTTAGTATACAAAACGCTCTAGGAAAAGAATTTGGAATTAGTGATTTAGGTAAAATAGGTACAGCCTCTCAGTTTAAAGGTGTCATGGATAATTTTAGGGGTAAAACTACTGCAGAAGGAATTGGTGGTCAGTACGATGTTTTTCAAAACCAAAAACCCTTGCACGAACTTCAAGATAGTTATGATGAAATAGTATCTAGATTTACCGAAGTGCAAAGTCAAATGAAAGATATTTATGGTTCAACTAAACCTAACGGTGAGTTTGAATATAAATCAATGGATGAAATAAGAAGTAGCCTAGTAGAGAAAGCTAAAGAACTTGGTATTGACCCAAATCGTAAAGGTTCAAATGTAAGCAAGCATACAAGAACACTAGAAAAAGAAATAGCTGCTGAATTGGATAGGCGTAATCAGCAAGCTAAAGATTCTAAAGGCATTGACTCCAGAACGCAACAAGCTATGGAAGCAGCAGCAAAAAGAGCAGCTGATGCACTTCCACCGGGATATAAAATTGATACTAGTAAATATGATAACTTACCCCCAGAAGAACGTGCAAGAGCAATTCGTAAAGATGTTTCTCAACAGCAGACTAAGAAAAAAGAAGACGATGCTCGTGCAGAACGTGAACGTGCAGAAAAGGCAGCACAAGCTGCAAGAGATGCATATAAAGATAATGGTGGTGGTTGGGATTATAGCAGTGGCTCAGACCCATTTGGCGGTACAGGTGAAATGGGTGGTTCATCAGCAGAACAAGTTGGTGCAGAAGGTGGCGGCTATCAAACTTCAACAGGTGAAGCAATGGTTGCTGAAGGTGGCTTGATGAATAAAGACAAGCTGGCTAAACAGATGAAGCAAAGTGGATTAGCTTCTAAAAAATAATCCGCATATCAATGGCTACCTAACCCCCCAACACTGGCTACGGTTAGCCCCATAAGGAGAAAAGAATGGCTGAAGCAGCTATTATGGCAGAAGAAATGCAACCAGAAAAGAAAGTTGCATTTGCAAATCGTAAATACACAAATGAAGAAAAACGTAAGTTTGAAGAAGAAGAACTAGAGCAGTTACTAAAAGAACAACGTGGTGAAGTTGAAGAAGCTGCAACAGAAGAAGTAGAAGAAGAACCTACTAGCGCAGAAGAGAAAACATTTAAAAAGCGTTACTCTGATTTGCGTAGACATCAGCAGAAACAAGCTGAAGACCTTAAAAAAGAAATTGACGAATTAAAACGTCAGCTTAGTGAAGCTACTAAAAAAGAAATGAAACTGCCTAAGTCTGATGAGGACATTGAACAATGGGCAGCAGATTATCCAGATGTAGCTGCAATCGTAGAAACAATTGCTATGAAGAAAGCACGTGAACAGTCTACTGCACTGGAAGAACGTATGAAAGCAATTGATGAGATGCAGCAATCAGCATCAAAAGAAAAAGCTGAAGCTGAGTTGATGAGATTGCATCCTGACTTTGGAGACATTCGTGATAGCGATGATTTCCATGAGTGGGCTGAAGAACAGCCTAAATGGGTGCAGGATGCCCTATATGAAAATGACAACGATGCTCGTTCTGCTGCTCGTGCCATTGATTTGTACAAAGCAGATAGAGGAATTGAAAGTGAAAAGAAATCTAAAAAAACTAAAGGTGCGGCTGAAGCGGTGTCTACTAAAGGCTCAAGAAGCACACCTCAAGCAGACGAAAGTTCCACTTATATAAGGGAATCTCAAGTTCAAAAGATGTCTCCTCAAGAATATGAGAAGAGGTCGGATGAAATCATGGAAGCTATCCGCACAGGAAAGTTTGTCTATGATGTATCTGGTTCTGCCAGATAAATAAAAAAAGTGTTGACAAGTAGTTATTTATGTGTATAACTATAGTTAACTAGAAGTGTAAGCATAAAGCGCAAGTGCTTGCACTTCACCAGCAAACGTCACAGCCTTACGGATTACCTGACGAATTTGGCCTGTTGATAACTAGGGCGGCCACCTTAGTAGGATACACACCCATATGAATCAGCCTCTGATTAGTCTGCTAGTTTGCATCTGTCGTGAAAACTAAATACCAAACAAAGGAGATGGTACTATGGCATTTACAAGTGCTACAGGGTACGGTAATCTTCCTAACGGTAATTTTTCACCTGTAATTTACAGCAAACAGGTGCAGCTTGCTTTCCGCAAGTCTGCCGTTGCTGAAGCAATCACAAACTCCGATTACTTCGGTGAGATTGCTAACATGGGTGATTCCGTTAAGATTATTAAAGAACCCGAAATTTCAGTTCAGGCTTATGCACGTGGAACACAAATCACTGCACAAGATTTGGACGATGAAGACTTCAGCCTGACAATTGACAAAGCTAACTACTTTGCATTTAAGGTTGATGACATTGAAGAGGCTCACAGCCACGTTAACTTCCAGAATCTGGCAAGTGACCGTGCTGCATACCGCCTTGCTGACCAGTATGACCAAGACGTTCTTGGCTACTTAGCTGGTTACACTCAGTCTGCACTGCACTCTGTAGCTGACACAGCAAACACAACCGTTAACGGTTCAAAGGCTGTATCAACTGCAGGTTCTGACGAATTGCTTGCAAGCATGAAGTTGGAAGGTGATGACTTCGGTGGTTCTGCTGGTGACTCAATCGGCATTCAGCCTCGTCTGCCCGGTGCTACTGCAGTACCCGGTTCAGGTAACGCTAACCCACTGCAAGTGATTGCTCGTATGTCTCGTAAGCTGGACCAGCAGAACGTAGACACACAGGGCCGTTGGCTTGTTGTAGACCCAGTATTCATGGAAGTACTGAAGGATGAAGACTCAAAACTTCTGAACTCTGACTTCGGTGGTTCTGGACTGCAGAACGGTTTGGTTCTGAATAACCTGCACGGCTTCCGTGTCTATGTGTCAAACAACCTGCCACAAATCGGTACAGGTTCAGGCACAACTGGCGGCACAAACTCATCAAACTATGGTGTGATTGTTGCTGGTCATGACTCAGCTGTTGCAACCGCAGAGCAAATCAACAAGACAGAAACATATCGTGACCCTGACAGCTTTGCTGACATCGTTCGTGGTATGCACCTGTATGGTCGCAAGATTCTGCGTCCAGAGGGTCTTGTTAATGCTAAGTTCAACTTGGTGTAAGGGGGGATTAGATAATGGCTATTGACCTCGCAAACGCTGGTGGTGCTGCTTCAACCGCAGGTCGTACTGCATACGTCATTGACAACATTGTTGACATGGCTGCTGCTGTTACTGCAAACGGAAGCGCATTAGCACAAGGTGACATTATTGAAGCACTGGACATTCCTGCTCAGTGTCAGATTTTGTCATGTGGCGCAGAAGTAATCACTGCACATGCAGGTACTTCTACTGACTTGACTCTGGACATCGGTATTACTGGTGGCAACACAGACTTTGTTGCTGACGGTTTTGACTACGATGCCGCTTCAG